TATCAAGCCGACCGCTACATACTGCTTTTACCAAGAGAAAAAATTCTGACAACTACTTTGCAATTTTCTTAAAATGCAATACCCTATTTATGATTTCTTTTATTCAGTCATTTTATAAAATAGCATCATATTTTTTCAATCTGCTTCAAGACGATAATCCATTGATATATCAAATTACAAACTTTCGTTCGTTTTAAAGCATTACTAAATATTTTAAATCCATTTTCCATTGATTTATCAAACCTTTTAATTTTCCATAAATACATTTTAATTAAACCTCATACCTTTTAATTTTTTATAATACAATTTAATTATTCCCCATACTTTTTAATTTTTCCTTATACTTTTTAATTTTTCTCAAAAAGGGTGCATTTTTAATTTTAAGAATTTACATAAAACACAACAAAAAAGCTGAAACAAATTTCATTTTTCGAGTCATAAACTCCTCAAACGCCCTTTATTTCAGCCTTTTTAGCACATATTCAATTTTAGTATATTGTATTAATATAAGGTATAAATGCTCCCCTTTACCCTTGAATTTGATACAATATAACCTTTCCTTTTTCTAAAGGGTTCAAACTAAAAATGTTGGGTGCATTTTATTTTCAAAAGGGTGCAACTCTAAATCCTTGGGTGCATTTCATTTTTAAAAGGGTGCAAATAAAAAATTAGGGTGCATTTTAGCTAAACTACTGGCTAATCTGCACCCTTTCACTTTATGCTTCTATTTCCGTTCCATCCTTAAATGTAAACACAATCCTATTCTTGTCGTAAACCGTTATGTAATCAATCAAACTACTCCACAATGTTTCATCAAATTCAGATACAAAGGTTTCTTGTTTTTTCAGCGTTTTGATGAAATTTTTCAAATTCTCGGCTCTTTCTTTTCGTTCTGTTATTTGTGCCGTCACCTTTTCAAGTTCTTCCTTTTTACTTTCATATTGCTCAACCATTGCATTGTACCTTGCTAAGTAATCGATTTGGTTCAATGCAGTTCTTGCATTTTCGGTTATGCAATTTTGGATATCCGCAACTAAGAATGTCACTTCGTTATAAAGCCTTTTTTCTTTTTCCTTAAGTTGTACATCATCAGTCAGTGTTTTAAGTATAATTTTTAGGTTTTCCAACAATTCGGTTTTGTTAGAAAAAAGTTTATTTATTGCCTTAATAAACAAGTTTTTTATATCATCTTCATACAGATGTGGAGTATTACATTTTTCTTTGAATTTTTTGTTGCACTGATATATTGTTTTCTTGTATTTGCTGTTGGAGTGCCATACCTTTGAACCATACCAGTTGCCACACTCACCGCACTTTATTTTGCTTGCAAACATCCCTACCCCACTGTACCTGCATTTATGTTTGCTTCGTCTTTCTAACTCTCTTTGAACCAAATCGAAAATTTCAGGTTCAATAATAGCTTCGTGATTTTTTTCAACATAATATTGCGGCACCGAACCATCATTTTTCTTATATTTTTTTGAAAGAAAATCTGCTATATAGCCCTTTTGTAATAAGGCATCTCCCTTAAATTTTTCATTGGATAACATTCCTTTAATTGTTTTGTCATTCCATTTGCTCTTTCCCCTAACTGTCGGTATCCCTTCTTCTGTCAGTCTTTTCGCTATACTGTATGGAGTTAAGCCATCAAGGAACAGCTTGAAAATCTTTCTCACCACCACAGCCTGTTCTTCATTAATAACAAGATTACCGTCTTCTCCCTTATCGTATCCCATAAATGAACTATATGGAATACTCACCTTTCCATCCGCCATTCTCTTTCTCACACCCCATTTAACATTTTCGGAAATCGAACGACTTTCTTCTTGAGCAAGACTGCTCATTATGCTTAATAACAAGCCTACTTTCGGGTCAAAACTCCAAATATTTTCTTTCTCGAAATACACTTCCGTTCCGCAGTCTTGCAGTTTACGAACCGTTGTAAGACTGTCAACCGTATTTCTTGCAAATCTGCTTACACTCTTTGTAAGTATAAGGTTTATTTTACCATTCACCGCATCATCAACCATTCTGTTAAATTCATCACGGTGTTTGGTATTACAACCCGATATGCCCTCGTCTGCATAAACTCCTACGAACTCCCAATCTTTGTGCTTTTTTATGTATTCGGTGTAATATTCAACCTGTGCGGTATATGATGTAAGCTGTTCTTCGTTATCCGTACTGACTCTTGCATAAGCCGCCACAAGTCGTTTTTTTGTACTGTTTATCGGTACTGCCGTATATCTGTTAATTGTTGCTGGTATTACTGTCACGCTTCTCATTTCTTGCCGTCTCCCTTCGTGTTGCTATTCTTCTTTCTTGCTTTTTCAATTCAATAATTCTGCGTTGTTTCACCTTTTCATTTAACTCAATATCAATTATTGACTCGTGGTCATTTTCAATAACAAGGTCTTTGCCACTTTCAGTAAATTGTCCTTTTACAATTCTTTTCCCTATGTAAACTTCACTGTCAAGAGCATAAGTAACTACTTTGCGTGAGAGTTTTCCTTTACAGCTTTTATATCCCTTTGATTCAAGTTCCCTTGAAATGTCTGAAATTTTCCAACCGTCAGCATAGTATTGATATATCAGTTTTACAGCTTCAGCCTCTTTTTCTATAATTTGATACCCTTTGCTGCTCCAGCGATATGCAAAAAATCTTGTATGCGGATCTTTATATGCCCTTTCATTTATCGAATGATATTGAAATTTCGCTTCCTTTATCCTTCCATCATAAAAATAAAATTTCAAAATATCAGTGTCGGTTGTAACTATTTTTTCAATTTGTTTTGAAAATATCAGCTCATCAAACTCATCCAATTCCAAAATTTCGCAGCAGACTTTTCTGAGCCGACCACCGTGTATATTTCTTGCTCCGCACTCTGTTTGTTTTTTTCTTTTTCCATAACAAACCCAATTTTCCACAAATCCATCAATAGCATTCGATTTCACCATATCCTTAAAATAATTACATCCACACTTGCCGCATATTATTTTTGCTGAAAAACAGCTTGGTTTTACAATTCTGTGTGCCGCCAAATTAAAATCATAATTAGCTTTTATTTTCTCCTGCACTTTGTCAAATGTTTCTCTGTCAATAATTGCTTGATGATTATTTTTCACATAATATCTCGGTAGCTGTCCTGTATTTTTTATCAGTTTATGCGTTCTGTAGCTTTCAACAAAATATTTTTGCAAAATCAAATCACCAACATAAACCACATTTTGCAAGGCATAATTTATAAATGGCACTGACCAATCATATCCATTTTCTTTCAACCACCTTGAAGTTTGTCTTATCGGCACATCATTCAAATAATTGTTAAAAATAACTTTTATTACCTCCGCCTCGTAGTCATCAACAATAAAGGTTTTTCCATTCCACTTATATCCATAAGCAGGTACATGCCATTGCTTACCCTTTTCAAACTTTTTGCGGATTGACCACCTAATGTTTTCGGAAGTTGACTTACTCTCTTGTTCGGCAAAATCAGCTAACATCGTTATTAAGATTTCGCCGTCCATTGAAAATGTACTTATATTTTCTTTCTGAAATCTCACTTCAACTCCTATTTCTTTGAGATGCCTTATTGTTTGCAACAAATCAACCGTATTTCTTGCAAATCTTGAAACCGATTTTGTGAGAATGAGATTTATCCTCCCACTTTCACAATCGTCAATAAGTCTCTTAAATTCATCTCGTCTTGAAATACCTGTTCCACTAATTCCATAGTCGGCATACACTCCGGCATATTCCCACTTTGGATTTTTCTGTATCAATTCACTGTAATAGCTGATTTGTGCAGATAAAGAATGTGCCATTTCGTCCGAATCTTTTGAAACTCTGGCGTATGCCGCAACTTTTAATTTTTGCGGTAATACAGGAATTTCGTTTTCAATTTTGGTTATCTTTTTCAATGAAAACCCTCCTTTCTTCCTACATATATATCACTCAAAATGCTCTTAAAATCAAGTAATTTATCAATATAAACTTCCCAATAACGGGTGGTATTTTTCAAGGAAAATTGTATCAATTTCAGTATATTCACCCTCTGAAATCAAGCCTATCTTTTTCATATTTCTCACCACGGACATAGTCGCTTGGTACATCTTTTCATTTTCGAATTGTTCTTTACTCAACATTGTTTTTTACTCCATTAAATCTGTAATTTATATAACATTCGTGTGTACAAAATTTACGCTTCGAATTACCATAAGCTGTAAAGTCTTTACCACAGTACAGGCATTTAAAATTGTAAATTGCTTTTCTTTTTACCATATTAAGATGTGAGTTCCACCAATTTTCTCTGCATTTATCGGAGCAAAATTTTCTTACTTTTCTTTTTTCTTTCTGTATAAGTTTTTCGCCGCAATTTTTACAATAGCCCTCGATAATTTCTATATTATCATCTGCCTTTATTTTCCTGCCGCCCATGTTGTTTCTTTTACAGTATGACTTTATGGTTTCTCTTGAAACCTTTAATTTCTCGGCAATTTCCGTATAGCTAAGACATTCATTTCTAAAAACCGCAATTTGCTCTTTTTGAAATTTATTCATTTTCATCAACCTCCTTTACTATATGGAGATTTTTAAGTGTATTTGTTCGGTCAAATTACAAAAAAAAATGCCCATCAAGGAAAAAATCCTCAATGGGCATAAACATTTTTACTATAATTTTTATCATCTACACTACTTATTCAAAAGTTTTTTTCATAAAATCAAGTTGAGTTGACATCAGCTTTATACCCCTCTAGAATGAGAGGGGTACACCTACAACCTGACCATTTATATACCACATATCGGTCAGTGGTCTCTTCATAATTATCATATCAGATTTTAAACCTACAGTCAATATTGCAAAAACAGAAATCTCGTATGGGCATAAATATTTTTTATTTTTGTTCCAAGTTTTTTATTGTTTCAATACTTAACTTTGACAAAGTTTGAAGTTGCTTAATGGCATAGGTCCTTAATATTTGTATTCTTTCAACCTGAGTTTTTCCTTGCTCAATCAAAATTGCATTATAACTTTCCATATTGGCTAAAACCAATAATTGATTAATATCCGCATAATCACGAATATTTCCTCTTTTATCAGGATTAGCATCTCGCCACTGTTTCGCTGTACTATTAAACAACGCAACATTTAACATATCTGCTTCACTTGCATATGTCATCGATTTTTGAACCGGTGTAAGTTCTTCCGGTATAAGATTTTCTCTTACTGCATCGGTATGTATTCTGTAATTCAGTTTTGATATTTCTCTGTTCAAATTCCAATTTAAGGAAAGACGACTGTTTTCATCTTGCTTAATTCGTTGGTAGTCCTTAATTATATACAAT